CCGGACTTTGTGCCCGCAGCCGCCGCCTTACCGGCAGCCTGTGCAGCCTTCTGCTGGGCATTGGACTGCTTCAGCGCCCACTCGCCCTTCGCGATGTTCAGCTTCTGGGTGGTCACATTGTTGTTGAAGGCCTGCTGCTTCAGCGCATCCTGATAGGCGCGCTCGCTGGCGGTGTTGTCGTACTGCTGCTGGGTCAGTGCGTCCTGCCGCTGCTTTTCCTGCATCTGCTGGCTCCACTGGGTATCGGCGCGCTCGGCCTCGTAG